TATGCTGATGATTCTGCATTTCAAGTAATACCAGCTTGGCAAAACAAAATACAAGCAATATCATATGAGGATCATCTTTATACTCGCACATCACATTATAGCTACGAGGTTATTGATAATAAGTTGAGATTATACCCAATTCCAGACACCGTTTCTCCGGAAAAGTTTTGGTTTAGATTTACAGTTGATGATAATGATATATGGGAAGATTCTGATGATCATGGACAAAAAGGAATTAACAATATGAACACTATTCCTTTTGAGAATATTCCTTATGAAAATATCAACTCAATCGGTCACCAATGGATTAGAAGATTCTCTCTTGCATTATCAAAAGAAACCCTAGGACAAGTAAGAGGAAAGTTTGGTGGAAATGTTCCGATTCCTGGGGAAAATGTAAGCTTAAATGCCTCCGAACTTCTTAGTCAGGCACAAGCAGAGCAAGACAAGTTACGAGAAGAATTAAAGACTCAACTTGACGAAATGACATATAATAGATTATTGGCAACTGATAAAGAAATGGTTGACAATGCCAAATCTATTGTCGCTGAAACACCATTAAAGATATTTGTAGGGTAAAAAATGAAATTAATATTAGAAAACTGGAAGAAATTTATTTCCGAAGAAAAAATAGAAGAAGCAACGACAGAAGAGATTGATTACTTAAACGATCTTCTGGAGACACCAATTGAAAAACTTCCTTTTGGTAATATCTTTGGTGACTCCTATAGATTAATAGAGCCGCTGGAATCTTTAGATGAAACATCATCTTTTGGTGTTGCAATGAAAGCCTTGGCAAGAATGGGTTGGGAAGTTGGTCCTGCAAAGAATGGAAAGATTCTTTGTACTAAAACTAAAGTTTCCCACTACATTGATGGTAAAGGAAACCAAGGTGTTTCTAGAAAAACAATTTCACTTAATCTACCAAAGGTCTTAGCAGGGATTATTAACTTTGCAAAAAATAGCAGAGACAAGCTTCAAAGAGAAGCCGGAGCAGAAATATTCACAGCAGCCAAAAGATACGCAGATGCCGCAAAAGAAGGCAAATTAGATGAACTTCCTGCTGATGTGAAGTATGGCCTACCAGCAAGTGTCAGTGATCCGAACATAAAACACACAGCAAACGAATACAGAAAAGCAATGAAGTTTTACGACAATCAAATCTATTGGCTTGGAACAAAAACCTCTCTCAGACTATCAGCATGGGCTAAGTCTGTTGGTATAAATTTTGAAAGTTTTGAAAACTTTGCGAAATATGCTTCTGATTCTTTTGATGACCTTTTGGCTAATATGGATCAATATGTTCAAAAAAGTTATATAATTTATTCTCGCCACCCGGTTGATGTTTTTAGAATGTCAGACCATGAAGGAATCAAATCATGTCACTCGCTACCTAGCAGTAAAGGCGGCTTTCAATTTGATGAATATAATATCTGTGCTCTATCTGAGGCTTATGGCAATGGAATGATAGCATATGCAATACCAGCCAAGAATTTTAAGATGTTCCCGCCAACACAAGAGTCGCTGGATAATTTAGGCAATGAAGAAATATTCTACGACAGTAAGAGACCAAAAGAGGATATGATCAAGCCATCCTCTAGAATAAGGATCAAGCATGTCTCTCATAGAATGAACAAAGACTCAGAGGCCACAAAAATTGCTGTACCGCAAGGTAAAATATATGGACCAAAGATTCCTGGTTTTTTGGATGCTGTGCAAAATAAAATGGCAAGTACACAACAAAAAGAAATTAATAATATAATAAATGTTTCTGGAAAAACCTATGGAGAAGGACATGTTAAGTTGAGCGAATTCACGAGATATGGGGGCAGCTATCAAGACTCTGGATATTCTGTTGCCGGTACCCTACCTTCTTTATTTAGAAAGATCTCAAAAGATGTTGAATTTCATGGTTCAAGTGTTGATTATAATGAAGATCTAGAAAGAAGCATGTTTGATATGACTGGACAAGGTAGCCTCCAGTCTATTGAAGAGGAATTAAATCGTATATTTGATGAGTATTCAGGAGGTATGATTTCTTTTGACTGGGATGCTGATCACGATTGGGATGGTAATATTTTTTTCAGGTACACTATGAATGTTAGGTTTGCCCTAGATATACCGGGTAAATTATTGCAAGATAATGATACTTTTGAAAAAATAAGAGAAGACATAGAGGAATCTGTAGATTATGGACTCACAGATTATTATACACTTCCGCAATCTGATGGAATTTTCTTTGAAAGATACTTTAGTGATGATAGGCTTTATGTTGTAATTAAATACACAGGGCATGATTTAAACGATAATCACAGTGGCTTTGTAGAAGATCTTGAAGGTGAACTAGAGGACATCTTACATAATGATTTAAATATTCGAGGTATTTTTGATTATTATCATGATGATGGCCCAATACAACTTATTGAATACCATTTAAAAAAGAATGGAATAATAGAATCTGAGGAATTTAATATATATAAAGTAATGCAGCAATATGGTCTACCAGAAGAATCTTGGTGGAATGAGGTAGATAGAGAAGAGGGATCAAGCCCATTCAATGGTGATATTGTGGAATCAATTAGCTTTGAAGATGAATTTAGTTTTTTTCCACATGAATTAGTTGAAAACCTAAGTGACGAATTAAAAGAGCAAGCATTTGAACACATTGCTGATTTTTGCAATTTTGTTTCTTCTGCCAATCCAGAACCTGCAAGTCGAATAACACTAGGTGTTAAAAATTGGAACAAGGAAGACTTCCCAGAAGTTGTGATGAATATTCAACAGGCTCTCCTGAGAGATATTACCCCTCTAATGGTTGCGGCTTTTGTTGAAGGAGAAGAAGATATGGTGGCAAGATGTGGTCTTACAATAGGATCAGATAACAGTTTAAAATCAATGAACTTTTCTGCTGATTTTTTAGCAAATAAAGCAGACATTGATAAAGTACATGACAGGTTTGTTGCTGCTTTGAACGAATACTTATTAAGTAAAATGAAAAAACAAATAAAAGAAAACAAAAAAAGGATAAAAGTCTATGTCAAAAGACAATAAATGGGACAAACCATCTTCTCCTCCTCCTCCAATGTTCTTTGGTAAAAAAGAGAGAGATCTTGTTAAGCAAGTGAATGATGAGATTATTGAAAGAGTTGTTGGGCAACAAGTCTTATATTTCCCAGTTGATGTAGAATCTACTAGGTTTCACCCTTTATATGGAGAATCTGTAGAGAAAACTTTTTTGCCTCCAATTAGAGTATATGCTTTAGTTGAGTTTCAGGGAGTAGAGACATCTTTTATGGAAAATGTTTCACTTGATAAAGCAACAAAAGTTCTTATAAATTTTCATAAAAGAAGATTGACAGAAGATCAAAACCTTTTTGTTAGAGAAGGAGACTTTGTTAGATATGGTGACATACATTACGAAATAGTCAAGCTGTCAGAGCCAAAACTTTTGTTTGGTCAAGTTGAACACCGATTTGAAATACAAGCTGAGTGTATCAGAGCAAGGGATGGATTATTTAATGCCGAATAAAGTACAAACACTAGAGCCGTCTACGATTGAAACGATTGATCTTGGTATCTTTGAGTATATTGATGAGAAATTAAATCTTCACACAACAACAAATGAGGGATACAAAAAAGTTCCTGCTATTTGGCTTGGTGCAGAAAGATTATTCCAAGTTAAAAACAACAAAGAGATAAGAGATAAAGTAGGAAAATTAAAATTACCTATTATCACTGTAAATCGTGATTCAATTGAAAAAGACCCAAATTTCAAAGGATCTTTCCAAGCACATCTTTTTGAAGAAGGCGACTACAAGGGTGGTGCTATAACAAGAGTTCGTAGGATTCAACAAGAGAAAACAAGAAATTTTGCTAATGCTGACTTTAATCGGGCAAACAAGCATTCATCTAACACTGGACGATCCAACAATAAAAAGATTGTATATGAATTTTTAACCTCTCCAATACCAACTTATGTAAAGGTTATGTACACTGTTGTATTGAGAACAGAATACCAGCAACAAATGAACGATTTAATGACACCATTCATTACAAGAACAGGGCAATTAAACTCTTTTATATTTGAATACGATGGTCACAAGTACGAAGCTTTTATACAATCTGATTTCTCAGAAAACAAAAACACTACTTCTCTAGACCAATCAGAAAGAATGTTTGAAACAAAAGTGTCTATAAAGGTGCTTGGGTATTTGATCGGAGATGGAAATAATAGAGAAAAACCTCAGATAACAATAAGAGAAAATGCAGTCGAGGTAAAGATATCAAGAGAGCGAGTTATTACCGGTGACAAAGCTCCTTGGAAAAAGAAAGACAAGGACTATAGAGAATAGTTCCTTTTGAGCAATAAACATACTATTTATATGAGAATAATAGTTTTAAGGAGAATTTTTAATGCCTAGTAAATTTGATTTTATATCACCCGACATCCTTTTGAGAGAAAAGGATGAAAGCCAATTGGCTAACGAAGTCAGCGATGACGGAGTTTTGATTGTAGGACAATCTATAGCAGGACCAGCAATGAAGCCTGTTAAAATAAATAATTTAAGTGAGTTGTATGAAGTTTTTGGAAGACCACAAAGTGGAAAAAACAGTGCAACAGACATCTGGAGAGATGGAAACACAAAACTTCCAACTTATGGATTGTATGCCGCTCAAGCTTGGTTGGCATCTCAAACTTCACCAGTTACATTCGTAAGGCTTCTTGGAGAAGACCAAGCATCTTCCAAGCAAGGCGGCTCTTATGTT